TTAAATCTTAAGGATATCTCTGAAAAGTACAAAAACGTAGTAGTGCCTTATGCTGAAATTGAGTCAGTAACTAACTTAGCAGCCGTTACACGGAGTTACTCTAAACAATTTAATACCGTCTATCACGCCCTTGGATGTGCTAAACCAGATAACTTAAGACAGATACCATTTGCTACAGCCAGCACATTGTCTTGGTTATCACCTATGCGAAGAGGTGAAACTATTATTTGGGATGGAACTAAATTAGTTCGTTATCCAAAGAGAATGAAAGATCAAGCACGACCACGATACAAGCCCATTGTAGAGAAGGCTGGACTAGACTATTTGGAGTTTGTCCAGGATGGTACCCTTGAAGCAACTAGAGTTGCGGTATGGTCTTACAAACGATTAGAGGAGTCTATGGATAAGAAAAGCCCAAATTTTCACATCATCAATGGTGGTAAAGAGAAGAAAGTATCTGATAATAGCGATGAGTTGTTAACAGGTTTAATGGGATTTGAATTACCCTCTTCTGATAACAGTGAGGTTGAAGTGCGGAAAAATTCTGCAAATGAAGTGATACAAAGAGACCCTTTAGAGGTTCAAAACTTGCCTGTCTTTGGATATAAAATGAAGACAATAGTTGAAACTGATGAAGAGGGAAAAGATGTTCTTAAAGATGTCCCAATTATTAATAATCAACATTCGTCACTTCGTCAGTGCAATACCTGCTTTGTTGCTTCAAATTGTCCTGCTTTCAAGCCTGACAACAGTTGTGCTTTCAACCTTCCTGTTGAAGTAAAGACTAAAGATCAACTTAAGGCTTTATTGAACGCAATCATTGAAATGCAAGGCCAGAGAGTGGCTTTTATGCGTTTTGCAGAAGAGATGAATGGCGGATATGCTGATCCCAATGTATCTCAAGAAATTGATCGGCTGTTTAAACTTGTTGGTAATTTAAAAGAGTTAGAAGAAAATAGAGAGTTTGTTCGCATTACCGCAGAGCGTCAAAGTTCTGGTGGAGTTCTTTCTGCAATATTTGGTGATAGAGCACAGGCTCTTCGAGAGTTACCTGACGCTTTAAAAGAAGATACAGTCACAAAAATTATTCAACAATCTATTGAAGAGTAATTATCTGATAATAGCAAGTGGAGAACAGTGGATCATAGTGGAGGGCAATTTAGCCTTTTTTATATGAGGTAAGTACTCAACCAAGTTAACAAGTGTGTGATAGGTTAAGACCCGTCACAATACGCATTCCCATCGAGGGGTATTTGCATCCAAATAGAGATAGTGAGGGTTTACCGATATGTTTTCTTTTAAGTTAGCCGAAGAGTTTGTTACACCATACAAGAGTTTAAAGGCTCCTTTTGGATATCAAGATGCCGCTGGTAATTCCGTTGGTGAAATAACTTTTCTTAGGACCTATTCACGACTTAAAGCAGATGGTACTAAAGAGACTTGGGTTGACGTTTGTGAGAGAGTAATAAACGGCATGTACTCTTTACAAAAAGACCACGCTAAAACAAACCGTTTACCTTGGTCAGATGCTAAAGCAGCCGCCTCAGCCAAAGAGGCTTTCGACCGTTTGTGGAACTTAAAGTGGACACCACCAGGTAGGGGTCTTTGGGTTATGGGTACTCCGCTTGTAAATGAAAAACGAAACTCAGCAGCCTTACAAAACTGTGCGTTTGTATCGACTGGCTCAATGACTAAGACCGATCCAGCAAAGCCTTTTGCGTTTTTAATGGAGGCTAGTATGCTTGGTGTTGGAGTTGGGTTCGACGATAAGGGTGCCGACAAAGACTTTACGATTTACAAACCGCAAGAGGGAGAAATATATGTCATTCCAGATACCAGAGAAGGCTGGGTCGAGTCAACGGCCACGCTTATTAACTCTTACCTACGATCAGACTCAAAACGTCCTAGGTTCGATTATGCAGAAATTCGCAAGGCAGGCGAACCCATCAAGACATTTGGTGGAACAGCAGCAGGTCCAGAACCGCTCATTAAGTTACATAATTACATCGATGGAATCTTCAAAGAACGTGCTGGTCAGAAACTTACCCGTATTGATATCGCTGACATTGGGAACCTTATTGGGGTTTGTGTTGTATCTGGTAATGTTCGGCGGTCTGCTGAGTTACTTATTGGTCGAATTGATGATGAAGATTTCTTAAATTTAAAAAACGCAGAAAAATTTCCAGAAAGAAACTCTTATAATCCAGAAAAGCCAGGATGGGCTTGGATGTCTAATAACTCTGTATCAGTAAATGTTGGAGATAATCTAGACAACATCATTGATGGCATTGCTCGTAACGGAGAGCCAGGAGTTGTCTGGATGGATATCTCAAAACAATATGGTCGTCTCATTGATCCAATTAATAATAAAGATTGGCGCATTGCAGGATACAACCCTTGTGCAGAACAATCTCTTGAATCTTTTGAATGCTGTACTTTAGTAGAGACTTACTTAAACCGTCACGAAGATATGGAGGACTTTAAGAGAACTCTAAAGTTTGCTTATCTATACGCTAAGACGGTAACCCTTATCCCTACACACTGGGAAGAAACAAACGCCATAATGCAAAGAAATCGGCGCATTGGAACTTCTGTTTCAGGAGTGGCTAACTTTGCAGATAGAAAAGGATTACCAATACTCCGTCAGTGGATGGATGAAGGATATAAAGTAATTAAGACCTACGACACAACCTACTCAGAGTGGCTTGGTATCCGTGAGTCAATCAAGATGACTACCGTAAAGCCAAGTGGAACAGTTAGTATCTTGGCAGGTGAATCACCTGGCGTTCATTGGACTGTAGGCGGAGAGTACTTTAATCGTGCTATTCGTTTTGCTAATTCTGATCCTATGTTACCCTTGTTTAAAATGGCTAATTACAGAGTAGAACCAGCAAGTGAATCCCCCGATACAACTTCTGTTGTGTTTTTTCCAATTAAATCAAATGCTAAACGTTCTGAAAAAGATGTAAGTATTTATGAAAAGATGGCTCTTGCTGCAACTGCACAAAGATATTGGTCAGATAATTCTGTATCTGTAACTATATCTTTTAATCCAGAAACTGAAGCATCGGCTATTGGTACTGCGCTTCATATGTATGACGGTCAATTAAAAACAGTTTCTTTTTTACCATCAGGTAACGCTACTTATCCTCAAATGCCTTATACACAAATTACTGCTAAAGAATATGAGGCTGAAGGAACAATGAAATTATTCCCTATTGATCTGTCTGGAGTATATGCTGGTATGGCTGCTGATGCTATTGGAGAGGCATATTGCACTACGGATACGTGTGAGGTAAGGTTAATCCAAAATACTAATAAGGAATCTTAATGGCATATAAAATTGACAACGTCGTAATAGTAGGTGGTGGATCTGCTGGCTGGATGACTGCTTCTACTTTTATAAAAGCATTTCCAAATAAAAGTATAACTTTAATTGAAAGTTCTTCTATCCCAAAAGTTGGGGTAGGAGAAAGCACCGTTAACGACATTACCTCATGGTTAAATTATTTAAATATTGATTACAAAGATTTTATGTCTTATACAAATGCGTCATATAAATTAGCAATTGGATTTACAAATTTTAAAACATCTAATTCTTCAACTTTTTATTATCCTTTTGGTAATCCTGATTTAACAGATACTTTATTTGGTATTAATGATTGGCATTTTAAAAAAACATTAGATTCAAATATTCCAGATTCTGATTATGTAAAATATTATTATCCACAAGCCCATTGTTTTGATACTAATAAAATTTTTATAGATGAAGAAAAATTATTTTATCCTTATTACAGAACAGACAGAGATATGGTCTATCAATTTGATGCCTCTTTATTTGGTGATTGGTTGGCTAATAAATATGCAATTCCTAGGGGGGTTAAACGAATTATAGGAACAGTAGGACGTATAAATGGAGATGATAATGGAATTGTTTCTATTGTTTTAGAAGATGGAACAGAAATATTTGGAGATTTGTTTATAGATTGTACTGGATTTAAAAGTTTATTATTAGGAGAATATTTAAAAGAACCTTTTAATTCTTTAAAAAGTATATTACCAAACAATAAAGCCTGGGCAACTCAAATACCCTATAATGAAAAAGAAAAAGAATTACAAACTTATACAAACTGTACAGGAGAAAAAAATGGATGGATTTGGAACATTCCTCTTTGGAATCGTATAGGATCTGGTTATGTTTTTAGCGATGAATTTGTAGACGATGATACCGCTTTAAAAGAATATAAAAATTATCTTGATTCTCATAATATGGTTTTTTATGATCCTAATAGATCTAAATCTTTAGATTTTAAAAAAATTGAAATTAAAAATGGATATCACAATAGGTTTTGGGTTAAAAATGTTTGTGCTATAGGTTTATCTAATGGATTTATAGAACCATTAGAAAGCACTGGATTAATGATGATTCATCAATTTGTTAAAGATCTCATAAACACTCTTCAAAATAGAGAGTACATTACTCGTTGGGATATAGATAGTTTTAATAAAAATAATGTTGAAACAATTAAAAATATATCAAAATTTGTAGCAATGCATTTCCAGTTGTCTCAGAGAGATGACACTCCATATTGGAAAAAATTAACAATGGAAAAAGAATACCCAAATGATTATTTTGGTTTATCTAATCAAGTTTACCGTGATCGTGAATTTAATTCCTCAGTTTATGCTTGCATTTCTGTTGGATTAGGATACAGACCCATTACTCCAGGAATATTACAAGAATTTAATTTTTTTAAAGATTCAAATTTAATTAATCAATTAAACCCATACTTTGTTGCAAGAGATCAAAAACGTAAATTTTGGAAAGAACAAATTGATAAAGCACCAACTCATTACGAATATTTAAAAAAGAATATATATAATGAAATTAACTGATATACCTTACGTAAGTAAACAACTTTTTAAAAAATCGTATTGGAATAAAACTAACACTATTGAATTTTGGGCTTTTTCTACCAAATTAATGATTATTTTTCCTGGATTATTGTTTAATAAACAATGGTGGTGGTTGTATGTTTTTGCCTTGGCTTCAAGTATTGCTTTAATATTAACTTCTACTATAAAAACTTTACCTACAATTATTTATTTTAACGTTGGTTGGTCTATTCTTGCTTCTATAGCACTTATAAAACATTTTGTATAATCTTTTGCTATTGCTTTGCCTTTTGCTTATGCTTTGCTCTGCTTTGCTGTTGCTTTGCAATATGCTGCCTTGTGAATTTCTACTTTATCTTTAATATTTAATAAAGGTCTAATATCTACATTATGTTTAAGAACCACCTTTGTTATGGCTCCTTCACACACAGAACAAACTAATACTAAACACTCTGTTGTTGTGTGGTCTTTTCTCCAACCTAAATGAATTAATTTATCCCAAAACAATTCTTCACTATAAGGCAGGTTAGGTTCTTTGTAATGTTTATATTTTTCATGCATATGCTTTACGTATTGCTTATCTAAATCTATATAACGATCTACGAAGGAATGCTCTCCCATGATTGCCCCCTAATTAACTGACTAACTTCTCCTGGCTGCCAGGTAAGTTAGTTCTAAGATAGCCCCACCATCTCTGATGGGGCTTCTCCTATTACTTCTCCTATTGCTTTGCTTGCTTATGCTTCTGCTATGGCTTTTGCTATTGCTTTGCGTTCTTTGCTGGGAACTGTTCCATTAACTGCTTAGTCTTTGGAGTAAGTCCATGCCAAGAACTCCAATCTTTACCGCCTCTACTCATGTAGTAAGCGATCTTTGCATTGACCACAGGGTTGAGCAATTCGGCATTATTTTCTAAACCAAATTTTTCTCTACGATCTTTGCCTAACTCTCCGATCATGTTTATTTGAAACATGCCCCACGAGTTATCACCTGTGTTTGTATTAGGATTGTGAGCGAGGGGTCGCCCATTACTTTCTTTCTTAGCAACTGCCCATGCTTCTTTCAGGTCTATGCCTGTGAAGCCTACGGCATGAAGCAACTCGACCAAATCAACATCGGTCAATTTATGAGCGTTCTCATATTTTTTCAAAGTTGCTTCGTTTGTTGTTTCGTGAACTATTACTGCTTCGGCTTTTGTTGGTGCTATGGCTTCTGTTGTAGTTGCTACTCCAAATGCTACGGCTAGGGTCGAAATTGACCCACCAAGTATTAAAGCCTTTATTCTTGCTTGGGCTTTTGCTGATGCTTTGGCTATTGCCTTTGGCATTTGCTCGGCTCTTACTCTTGCGTTTGTTTTCATCATCACTCCAAATAGTCATTAGCACTTTCAGATGCCTTTGACTGGTGTGAACGAAGGCGGTGTAAATACCGCTCTGTCGTCTTGATCGATTGGTGTCCTAATCGCTCTTTTACTTCATGGACATCTATGCCGTTCTTTAACAACTGCGTAGCGTTTGCATGTCGTAAATCATGAGTTCTAGGCGACCAGCCGATTGCGGACTTGGCTATTGCTTTGTTCCAAGTTGTTCTCCATACATCACGAGGCATGTGGCTCATATTGTTGATGAAACTCCCTTGCTTGTGCTTCTGCTGATGCTTCTGCTTTGCCTTACGGCTTCGGCTTCTTACCTGCTCTGCTTCTGCTAGTGCTTCTGCTTGGGCTTTGGCTCTGCGGTAGTCTGCTACTGCTTGCCTACACCCTTCGCATCTACAACCCCCATGTGTATAGGAGTAAAGAGTTCCATGCTGGAACTGTTTTCCGCCTTTCTCGAATGGTCGAGAGGGCTTTGCGCTTCGTGAACCTT